TTTACAACATTCTGTATTATAGATTTTGATGAGAGAGAACAGGTACTAGAGTATTTGGGTAAGGTACCACCTGATGTTGCCGCTGAAGTCGCGTTTAAATGGGCGACCATGTATTCTGCATTTATTGTGATTGATATTACTGGAGGTATGGGGGTTTCTACCTCTCGTAAACTTCAGGAAATGAATTATAAGGATTTATATGTTGACGGAATAAACGCTGCGGATAAATGGAAATATAATCCTAAGGCGATAGAAAAAATACCAGGATTAAATTTTAATTCAAAACGTGTTCAAATTGTTGCGGCATTCGAAGAAGCTTTAAGACATAACTTTATTGTTCGTTCATCAAGATTAATGAATGAATTAAATACTTTTGTTTATATAAATGGAAGACCTGACCACATAAAAGGACAACACGACGACCTTATCATGGCTATGGCAATGGCAATATATGTGGGGGAAAACTCATTTACACAATTAGAAAAGGTTACCGAACAAACTAAAGCGATGATGGAGAGTTGGATGGTTAACGAATCTCCAATAAAAAACACATCTAAAGATTTTAATCCAGGATTGCCTGTCATACCAAATAATATTAATAACCACAGAAGAATTAACGGGTACACCAAAAAAGATTATGAAGATTATGGATGGTTATTTGGTGGTATGAGGAGATAACCTTTAATTAATTTAAGTAAGGTTTATATTTATCTAAAAAAGTATGGCAGAGAATAATAACTATACAATTTGGCAGAGACTAAGTAGAGTATTTGGTCCCGACTCAACGTTAGACCAACAAGCACCAATCTACACTTTTGACAAAAGAGAAATTCTAAAGACTACCAATAAAAAAGAGTACGAGAGAGAAAAACTTCAAGCTCAACAATCTCTTTATTTAGGTCAGCAATGGCAAAAAATTGAAAATAATCTATACACACAAGCAGTATATTATGAACCGACAAGATTAGCCTCATTTTATGACTATGAAAGTATGGAGTACACTCCTGAAATTTCAGCAGCTTTAGACATATATTCAGAAGAGTCAACCACACCTGATGAAGACGGTTACATATTACAAATTTATTCTGAAAGTAAAAGAATTAAATCTGTACTCGCGGATTTATTTAATAATAGACTCGACATTAACACTAATTTACCTATGTGGACGAGGAACACATGTAAGTATGGTGACAATTTTGTTTATTTAAAGTTAGATTCTGAAAAAGGAATCATGGGGGTACAACAACTTCCTAATATCGAAATTACGAGACAAGAAAGAGGTATGAAAATAAAACCTGAAAGAAATACTACAGATACTGAAAATGACGCTTTAAAATTTTTGTGGCAAAATAAAGACATGGAGTTTAATACATGGGAAATGGCTCACTTTAGATTATTAGGAGATGACAGAAAATTACCATATGGAACATCTATGTTAGAAAAAGGTAGACGTATTTGGAAACAATTAATACTTTCTGAAGACGCAATGTTAATATATCGAACATCAAGAGCACCTGAAAGAAGAGTATTTAAAGTATTTGTTGGAAATATGGACGATAAAGATGTTGAGCCTTATGTGAACAGAGTTGCAAATAAATTTAAAAGGGACCAAATTGTAGACTCAAGTAACGGTAATGTTGATTTAAGATATAATCAAATGGCTGTAGACCAAGATTATTTTATACCTGTTAGAGACCCTAACGCACCAAATCCGATAGATACTCTACCCGGTGCTCAAAACTTATCTGAAATTGCAGACATAGAGTACATTCAGAAAAAACTTTTAACTTCATTACGTGTACCTAAGGCGTTTTTAGGTTTTGAAGAAGTAGTAGGCGACGGTAAAAACTTGTCATTACAAGATATTAGATTCGCAAGAACTATTAATAGAATTCAAAAATCTATGATTCAAGAATTGAATAAAATAGCAATTATTCATTTGTATCTTTTAGGGTTTGAAGATGAACTAGGTAACTTTACTTTAGGTTTAACTAACCCTTCTTCACAGGCTGAGTTACTTAAAACCGAACAGTGGCAACAAAAAATACAATTATATAGGGATGCAGTTACAGACCCAGGTACAGGAATACTTCCCGTATCTTCATCATGGGCTAAAAAACATATTCTTGGTTTTAGTGATGAGGAAATAAAATTAGATTTACAACAACAACGTATCGAAAAAGCAGTTGCGGCAGAACTAGAAAAAACACCTGAAGTAATTATAAACACAGGAGTATTCTCAACAATAGATAAGTTATATGGTAAAAAACCTGGAGAAGAAGGTGGTGAAGCGTCTACTGAAGGTGGTGATATTGGAGGTGCACCCTCACCTATGGGTGACTTAGGTGGTGATTTAGGTGGTGATTTAGGTGGTGATTTAGGTGGTGACTTAGGTGGCGATACAGGTGGCGATACAGGTGGCGACTTAGGTGGTGATACAGCAACACCGGAAGAACCATCAGTAGAAAGATTTATAAGAAATAAAGATTTAGATTTATTAGTCGAGGACGACCTAATTAACGGTAAAAGTATTTTAGATTTATCTAAAGGTAGACAATCGTTAGGTAAAATAGAAGATGAGTTAAATTCATTACTTAAAGAGTAATTTGTTTATAACGTAATATTTATATAAAAAGAACATTATGACACCATTTGGAAAAATTAAGTCTAAAATAGAGTTTTTATTCGAGACTACTTACAGAAATGAATCTTTTAAAGAAAATATAAAAGGATTTAAATCTCATGTTTTAGACAAAAAAAACATCTGTGAGATATACTACTTATACGATGAACTAACTAACAAAAATAATATAAATGAATCAATAGTGGATGATTATATAAACGATTCATTTAAGGTTATAAAATCTCACCTTGAGTCCAGTAAAAAAGATATTTTAGAATTATCTAAGTGGATTAATGAAAAAATCAATGAGGAAATTAATAACACATATGTTGATATAGACAATATAGTATACAGTAAAAATGTCGTTAAAGACATAGAGTCTATTTTATTATCTAAAAATAAAATAAAAGAATCATTATTATCAAATAAATCAATAATCGAAAATAAGTCTTTAAATATACCTGTGTCTTCCATGTTAAAAATTGCTAACAAAACATTAAGTCAAGAATATAGTGATTTAAATGAATCTGAAATTAATGAGATTAAATATTATTCTTCTTTAAGTAGAGAGCAGTTAATTAACGAAATTGAAAATACAAAATCTATAGTTATAGATAAGTTAAAGGTAACCTTAAATGAATCAGTAGATGAAGAATTAAATAAAAAAATCGAATCTACAATCGAAGAAATAAAAAATAACAACCTTACAAAACACTCCCTTTACAAGTTAAAGCAATTAGAAAAAGGGTTATGAGAAAGTTTTTTACGTCTTTGCTGGGTGATGTAGATGGACAAAAATCATCAAAAAGGTTTATTACTATTTGTGCTTTTTTTATGATGTGTATTGCATTTATTGCAAATGTATTCATGGACATTCCATTACAAGAATATGTATGGGACGGAATGATGTATATCGTTGGTGCTGGATTAGGGTTTACAACAATAGAGAAATTCTCTAGAGACAGGGGAGTGGGAGAGTAGTCACAATCCGTTTTTTTTCTTATTAACGTAAATCGCTTTTTTCTTTTTTTCTCTTTTTTCCACCGAGTTTTTGGTGTATTCTTTTCTTTCCCTTATTTCTTGATGCAGTTTAGTTTTATAGACTTTGTTTTTGTATTCTTTTAAAGCCCTTTCAATACCGTTTTTACCTTTTACCTTAACAATTAACATTCAATATATAAATATCAAAATTTTGACTATTGTACATATATATTGTATTTTTTATTAAAACCAATAAAAATATAATACATGAAATTTTATGAAGAATGGAAAAACAGCACAATTAAAGTTATTCAATAACGCAAAGTGCCACTATGGAACAGTAGATGCAAAAAATTTAAAAAGTATATACGTTGTATTTCAAACATGGGTATCACCTAAAAAAGATTACGAAAAATGGGATAGGGTAATAAGTTCCATAAAAAGAGATATAAAATTCACCTTAAATGAGATATGTAATAATGATACATTTGAGTCTTATTCTATAGTTGATTTAGATTTAAGAAGTTCAGGGATACAGGTAGGTAAACGAAGTTTTATGAATTTAGAAATAACGCTATTTTTAAAAAAACCAATGGATTTCAAGTCTAACGAGTTAAAAAAAGAAATTAAAAATATTATATCTTCAATATATAATGATAATATTTTAAATACTAGATTTTTTAATATCCACAAAACAAAAACGACAAAAGAATTGGTCTGACATATTTATAAATAAAAGAATATGAAAATTTTAGGACCAAACGACACAGGTAAAGGTATATTAGTAGAGTGGGATGCCGGGACAATAAATCCAAATGATAGTCGTAATGCTGAGATATTAAAAGAATCATATGGACAATTAGACCATTCTAAACCGTTTGAGTTTTACGCAACTTTACAGAAATACAATACACCGAACAGAAATGGTAGAGTATATCCAGAAAAGATATTAAGGAGGGAAGCTGACGTATATAAGAAAGCAATACAGAAAGGTCTTTCAATCTCAGAATTAAACCATCCTGAATCTTCCCTAATCGATTTAGATAGGGTTTCTCATATTATTACTGACATATGGTGGGAAGGGGATACATTAATGGGTAAAATAAAATTATTAACATCACCGGGATTCCATGAAAGAGGTGTCGTGTCTTGCCCAGGTGACCAAGCTGCAAATCTTATGAGACAAGGTGTAACTATGGGTGTTTCTTCTCGTGGTGTTGGTTCGCTAGTTAAAAAAGGAGAAAGAAATGAGGTTCAAGATGATTTTGAATTAATATGTTTTGATTTAGTGTCTTCACCCTCTACTCCAGGTGCGTACCTTTTTCTTAATAAGGATGATAAAGGTAAATATGAAGAAAATTTAGAAGAAGAAACACAACTTAGAATACAAGAACCTAGAATTGACGGAGGATTAGGTAAAAGTGTTGACTTAATGAAAAGACTTTCCGATTATTTAGGATATTAAAACAACTTAAATAAAAAATTATGGATGAAAAATATTTTGTAGCAAAAGTTCAGTACGATTTAATTGATGAAAACTCAGGTAAGATTAAAAAAATTAGAGAAGAAAAGTTAGTAAAGGGTTATAATGTCACCGATGTAGAATCAAAGGTAACTAAAAAATTTAAGGACTTCGTTTACGATTGGAGAATTACGGCGTGTGTTGAGAGTAAAATTGATGAAGTTTACGAATAAATAAGGTCTTAAAAAAATATAAATCGGGTTAATACCCGATTTTTTTTTGCTAAAAGTTAGGTAAAAAACACTTTTTTACTATTTAGTATATTTATTAAAGAATATAATAAACTTTTTTGCAAAAAAAATTATGGCAAATAAAAAAAATTTAGTTGAAGAAGCTTTACTGCAAATGGAAAATTTGCAAGAAGCCATTAGTGAAAATGCAAAAGGAATACTTGCTTCTACTATGAAGGAAGAAATCAGTGAATTA